CCCGAAAGGGTGAGGATGGCACCGGTATGGCCGGTGATGAACCCCATCAGGCCGCTGTGGCGCAGCACACCACCGCGATACCAGCCGTTCGGTTGTGCAAAAGCCTCGGGAACGGTGATCTGCAGCCCCGAGCGCGCAGTGGCTGTGCCCGCGACAAAGAAGGCGTCAATATCCAACCGACAGCCACCGGCGTAGAGCGCATGACGACACAGACGCTGGTATTTGGCCCGCACGCCCTCGCGACGCATTGCGGTGAACAGGGACTCGCAGCGCAGAATGATACGCGGGCCTTCGGTGCGGGCCGACACCACACGGCCTTTCCAGTGCGCGACCACTTCCATGGGCACCTGTTCGTGGCCGCGAAAGATCGTCAGGGTGGTGACGGCGCGGCTGCGCGGTCCGAGATAACGGCGGGCGAACGGGTCGGAGATTGCAAAGGTAAGGCTGAGATCGACGCGTCGCGGATCGCTGCTTTGCACCACGGGGCCATGTGACAAGGCGGAAGCTGTCCAGATCAACGTGTCGGGCTCGCCTGAAATCGCACCTGCCGGGGATGTCCAGTATGCTGCGCGGCTGGTGAACCGCCAGGAAGTTGCCCCTTCCGCGAATTGATACAGAAAATATGGGCGACCTTCGGCGGATGAGGTCTCAAGCGCGCCGTAGGTCATGTTGAAGAAACCTCAATCACCGTGGCACTCACATTGGTTCGGGTTGCGCTGTGCTCAAGTTCGGTCCGGTCGGTATCCAGACGCATCTTTGTCAAAACATGCACCGGAGTGCCGATCGGAACATCAATACCGGGCGCTGCAATGGTGAGCCGGTGGCCCAGTGCGTCGAAGCTGGCGGCCGTGACCTGCCGAAACACGCCACCGGTGGGCAGATCAAACATGATGTGGCGGTTGATCCATGTGGTCAGATCAAGATCCGCAGCAACGATCAGATAGCCATCCCCGGCTTCAACGTCAGCCTGCAGCACCAGGTCCCGACCCCAGGTTGGCAGCCAGAAACTCCGCTGTCGCCCGCGCAATCCATGCAACCAGCGCCGCCGGGACCAGCGGGGTGCAGCCCCATAATCAGAAAATGTGAGTGTCGAGCGGCGCTGCAGATAGTCGCGCGTGGGCTCGATCACAACCGGCCCAAAACCGTTGTCGATCAACTCGACGGTCTGACCGATGGTGTCGCGCAGCGGCTGGTGCAGCACTGTTGGGTCGATCAGCACGTCGCGCCCGAGATACATGGGCAGGCCGGTGAAGGCTCGGCGCAGGGAGGACAGCAAGGTGTCTGTATCTCCCGGGGCGATGACCGGTACGCCGTCCTCTGGCGTATTGTCCAGCAGGGCGGTGAAGCTGGTGTCGGCGAGGCCGATGTTGAAGCCGAACACTTCAACGTCGGGAATGCCCGCAAGCGTTGCAATAGCCGGGGTCACCGATGCGGGTGGATATGGCTCGCCATCAGTGATGAACAGGATAACCCGCCGCTTTGCTCCGGCACCGGCAAAGAAGGTCTGCGCCTCGCTCACCGCCACCGCGAAATCCGTCCCGCCACCCAGAGCAACCTGCGCACTCAGCCAGCTGGCGATATCTGCGAAATCCCCGGCATCCGCATCGCGGCGCAGGATCATCGCCCCGACCGTATCATGCCAGGTCAGGATGCAGATATCGTTGCGGACTGCGGGTGGCACGGTCAACCCAAGCTCTGCGATCAGCGCTTGCACGGCGGCAAGAGCCCCGGTCATAGCCGCGCCAGACATCGATCCTGAGTTATCAATGGCAATGTAGATCGCAGCACCGGAAATTCCCGACAGGTCTGCGCTGTCGAGCAGCTGGAAGGTGGCGGTGACAATGCCCTGACCCTGACGGCGGCGTTCGATCTCCACCGGCATGGTCAGCACCGCCCGGCGTACCGGGGCCACGATTGCGTTGATCAGGCTGACACCGACCGGCGCGGCGAGGTCCAGCCGATCTGAAAACACCTGTGCAATCTCCACCAAATGGGCCTCTCCGCCATCAATGGCCAATGCGGCATAACCCGGGCCGCGGTAATCGGCATTGTGGGTGGCCATCGGGATTGTCGTGTCTGTCTCCAGCACATCAGCCCCAGGAGGTGATGCCATGGACCAGAGAGGTACCAGCCATTCATCGACAAATCCTGATCGTGCCAGTTCTGCCGCCCTTGCCATACCGCTCGCATCCAGCAGATGACGACAGGTCAGCGTCTCACGCGGTATGGGCCGCAGTGCAATGCGCTGCTCGCCCTCACGACTTGCAAGAATGTCCGTGCGCCATTCCAGCACTTCGCTGCCTGGCTGGCGCGCCGGGAATGGCCAGGGTCGCACCACGCGTACGTGGTCAGGCATCGAGACCACCCCGGTTGCGCCGGATCACATTGATGATGGCCCGTTCTCCTGCCGGTGTGGCGAGGTAATCGCCGACAATGGCGGGATCCAGAACGTTGATGATCCGGGTGGCAGCTGGTGCCACCTGCTGTGAATTGCCCGCATCAACGCCCAGCCGACCGCCCGGACCGCGTCGCAGTGGCAGGATCGCTTCCGGTCCGGCTTCGCCCATCAGGCCGATGCCCTTGGAGAAGGGAAACACTGTTGGCTGGTTGATGACACCGCCCCGGGCGAAGGCAGTGATCTCACCGGCTTGAGCAAACGCGCCGCCATTTGCAAATAGAGCGCCACCGCCAAACAAGCCGCCAATGGCCTTGGCGAGAAATCCGAAAATACCACCGCCACCTGAACCGCCACCCATGCCACCGCCGAAACCGCCGCTGAGCGCCTTGAACAGCGCGTCCTCGATTGGTTTGAATGCATTGTCGATCAGCCGGTTGGCGAGGTTCTGCGCGATGCCGGAAACAGCGCCTGCGAACGTTTGCCAGCTGAGTTCGCCAGACTTCAAAGCCTCTTTCAGCGGACCGGTGATATCGTCGGCCATTCCGCGCGCGATCTCCTTTGTGCGCTCAATTGCCGATTTGGCACCTTCCCAAGCCTGTTTTGCAACCACTGCTGCATCCTTCAACGCACCACCTGCGCCCCCGGCGGCAGAGGTGGTTTCCTCCAGCGCGGGATTTGCACCAGTTTCTGTCAGAGCCGTGTTCAGCTGATCCGCTGCAGCCGTGGCGGCATCCAGCGCGGCGGCACCGTCTTCGCCACTGCCTCTGACCGCATCCTTCAGCGCCTGCCAGCTGGCCAGCGGGGCTGTTGCACCTGCTGCGAGATTGGCGGCCGAGGCGCGGTGATCACTAGCTGCAGATGTCGCCTCACTTGCAATGCCAGTCAGGCCAAGGTCGGGAACGGACAGCGGATTATCCGCAAACGCGCGGTCAAAAGCCTCTTTCGCCACCGTGCCAGCCCGCCCGGCAGCACCGGCAAACCGGTTCTCGATCTCGCCAAGATCCAGATCGCCCAGGATGGTGATGCGGCGTTCGGATCCCAGAGCCTCCAGCCCGGTATTGATGCCCTCAATGAATCCGTTGATCCGGGCAACCACGCCGTTCAGCATGCTCTCGACACCCTCAATCAGGCTGTTTGCCGCCTGAAATGCCAGGTCACCAATGGCGGCAGGCAGCAGACCCCAGATTGCGGTGATCGCCTGGTACGCTCCTTCAAAGGTGTTGGCAGCCGTGTTGCCAAAGCCGACAACGCTCTCGATTGCGCTCTGCATGCCACTGGCAGCATCCGCCTTGATCCCGGCGAACATCGCCATGGCGGCAGCACCGGCGGAGGCAGCGCTTTGCTTCAGCCGGTCCCAGACTTCACCGACGACATCCTTCAGCAGGCCCATGGCGTTGCCGAATCCGCCAGCACCGGACACCAGCTTTGTAAATTGATGGACCAATTCGCCTGCACCGACAATCAGCGCGCCAATGCCGGTGCGGATCAAAGCCCCACGCAGAACCACCAGTGTTGTGGCGAGGCCGCGTACCGACAGGGCGGCGGCGGCCAGTCCGGCAACCCAGCGCCCGGCCAACAACGTGGCGAAAGTGGCGGCATAGGTTGTCAGACGACCCATATTGTCGAACACCCCCCGGATGGCGATGCCGATGGGACCGGTGCTGCGCGCCATCGCCGCCATGGCGTTGGCCACCGCTTCAAGTGCTGGAGCTGCAGCCACTGCCAGCTGGTTCGATACGCCACGCCAGATTAGCCCGAGACGCGAGATCGCGTCATTGGTCCGCTCGATCTGGTCGGCGTCCTGCCCAGAGACAACGACACCGAAATCCCGTACGTCCTCGGTGGCCTGGCGCAGCGTCGCTGTATCGATGCGCGACATGGCGATGCTGCCTTCTTCGCCGAACAGTTGCCCGGCCACGGCAGCGCGTTCGGCAACCGGTACAAATCCCTCGATTGCAGCGTTGATTGCACCAACCCGTTCATCCAGCGGCAGCGCCATCAAATCGTTCGCCGACAGGCCCAGCTGATCCAGTGCTTTTGCTGCCGGACCGGTTCCAGCGGCGGCTTGTGACAACCGCCGGGTCAGGTCCTTGGTGGCCTGTTCCACGCCGGAGATCGAGACACCGGCGAGATCACCCGCGCGCTCCAGCACCTGTATGCT